GGGGTATTTTTTGATTGCTTTTGTTAGGGCATTGCTCTTGTTGAGCATTATAAAAGGGCGATTTTTTGGCAATCGCCCTATTTCCTTTTAATAAGCAATAATGCAAGTTTGCTTATTAATCCAATTGGTGTTATAATTATAATCAATAATATCTTTAATAATATTATATGCCTCAAGTGGTAACTTAATTTTAAAACTATAGAATACATCTATTTTATTCTGTAAAAAAATCTCTATTTCATACTTATCTGTAGAATTTCTCCAGTAAGTTAATGCATAATCTCTAATAGCTTTTGATAATTCATCAAGTGTACTACTTATAAAGCATAAAGTATCAATAAGCTTTTCATCATCCTTATTTAGCTCATCTTTATTATTGGTTAATTTATGAGCTGCTATGCTTTCATGAACACTATTACGTATAATGTTACCACATATTAAATTATGGATACTATAGGTTATTTTCATTTCTAAATCATTTCTTGTCATTGTTAAAATCCTCATTCTTTCATTATATTTTTTAGTAGTTTGTTGTAGTTGGTGTTTGTACCTCAATTGAGGTGCAAAGCAACCATTTTCTCGTTTTCTTGTCTGCATATTTCATCTATATGCCTTAAGCACTTGTTTTCTACAGTGCTATTATATCCGTTTGGAGCAAATATCATATCTCCGTTTGAAAACTCCACATAGCTAATATAAGGGTTAAAAGTAAATGCTATCCCTTTATAAGTTACTACTCTGTTTTTTGAAAGCTGTTTCATAATAATCACCTCACTTCATAATATAATCATATTGTGCTTTAATGCTATCATAAGTTAACATACGTTTGTCATAGTCACACACTAAGCAGCAAAACACGTAGGTTTGTTCGTCATAAAAACCATAACGTTTGATAACGTTGTCTATCATGGTGTCTATGCTCATGCCGTCACCCCCTTAATATATTCAAGCGCATTGTAACGTGAGCCGTAGACTCTTATAGACTGCTTAAAAAGTGGACTTGTTAACATGCAGTAGGTGTTATTATTAGAGTCTTTTCTCTCAAGAATTGTAAAATGTACTCCATGAAAAGTAATATTGTATCTCATTGTTTGTTTACCTCTTGTTCTTAATATTTTATTGTTTGGTAGGTTGAGGTTGCCAGCCTCAACCTATGCTTTATTTAATAATTAATAGTGCAACCGTTTTTGTTCCATGTAGAATTAAAGTTAGTAATAAGAATGTTTTCAACCATAGGATACATATCAATTGGTACTTGTAACAAAAACTCGTATGGCTCATCTAATTTACCTTGTAGAGTTATAGACAATGTACAATAAACTGAACAATCTTTACAATTAGCTTGTTCGTAGTCTTTAATAGCTTTATATAATTCTTTATGTGTATCAATTGCAAAGCGTAGGTGTTGTGCCAGTTTCTCACAATGATATTTTACCATGTTTTCTTCACCAAGAAGTTTATAAGATTGTATACTTTCAAGTGTGCTACAATATAAAAAATTAGCACGAGTTAAGTTATGAATACTATAACGTATTATTTTTTCTAAGTCTTGTTTTGTCATTTTGTTTAATCTCCTATCTTTTAATTTAATAATATTCTGTTGTAATTAAAGTAGTCGCCTTTAATCCATTTTTGTTACGGTCTGATTTTTAAATGGTTTTTCACCTTCTTCCTTGTTGTGTTTGAATTAAGTGAACCTTAATTCTCTTTAATGATAACACTTAAATTAAGTTTTGTCAACAACTTTTTTAAAATTTTTGCAAAAATTTTTAAATCAAGTTGTTTGTGCTCCGTTCATTTCTGAACACCTAAAGCTTATCACATAATAAGCCTTTTGTCAACAACTTTTTTAAAATTTTTTGTACCCACGCAGTGCAGAGATCAGAAGGGCGAACAAAAGTTTGTGGCAACAATAGACAAAAGGGGAAGAAGTGATCAGAAAATACAAAAAGGCGGGGCGGTGTTTGTGGGATTTCCTAGTGGTTTACTAGGAATTAGCCCTCCCCGCCACATTTCCCCCTCCAAAAGTAATTTCCGTTTCCATAAAACGACCTACCCCTCCCCCGCCTATTTCTGGGAAAATAAAAAATAAGGCTCGGGTACTATACCCAAGCCTTTACTCTACATTTTAAAAATTGCGTTCCATCCATCATCATTTTTACTAGCTTCCCAATTTTCTTGGAAAACTTTCATATCTCCATAAGCAGTTCCTTTGCCAAAGAATCCATTTACAAATATCCATTTTCCACGTTCTGTTATATTTATAAAATATTTTCTTCCCTTTTTGAAACCTGCACTTTTATCATCGCCAATATATTTTACTCTAATCATAACACACTTCCCAATCTTTTAGCATTTCTTCTCTTCCATCATATACTTTAACTATATCATCTATCCTAATATAAACATATTCCATATCATCATCATATAAGATTCTAGCATTATATTTCTTTTCTTTATCAAGCGGTAATTGATTTCCTTTATACTTAACTTGAACCATCCTTTTTCTTGCCTCTTCCATATTTACCATAATCTCTAGGTTTTGCACCCCACATCATTTCATATAGTCCGCGCTTAGCGATTTTCTTTGCGGACGGCAGCGGCTGTTTTCTTATTCTCATGCGGTTACCTCACTTTCAGCGGTTTCCGCCTCCCAACTTACATCATAGAATGTACCTTTTTCACCATTGGGACCCTCAGCCGCTGTAACAACATACCCCGCCTCTAGTAACAAATCTACATTCTCTATCTCTTCTATATAAATGCTCTCGCCTATACTAAAATAGCCAAGACCAGCATTCTCGTTAATCTCTTGAATTATTTTCTTTAATTCTTTATTTTTCTTTCTCTCTTTGCGCGCTTTGGCTTCTGCGGTAGCGATTGCGCGAGTCTCTTCTGCGGATGGAACTTCAGGCATATCTGCCTTTAATAATACATCTATCTTATTTAATAATTCTTCTGTCGTCATACTTTTTCTCCTATGCGGGAATGGAGACTACGCGCTCCCTAACCGAGGTCCCCGCCACTTACTTTATATGTTATTGTATCATCTAACCATATCTCTTGAGTATTCATTACTGTATATCCCATATTTCTTAAAGCTATTGCCGTATCGTGATATTTTACAAATATAAGACACCATTTTTCATTATGTAACTTTACTATTTTTAAATACTCTAGCCACTTTTGGAGTTCTTCTTCCTTACTCATTATTGTAGCACCATTTTTTAAAGACGTCATTAAAATTACCTTTGTTGCCACTCATCTTTTTTACTATTGCCATAGCTAAGCCTTTTTCTTTATCATAAACATCATCTCCGCCACATTTTACCACTGTTTTACTTCCATCTTCCCAAAAAACAATAGTTGCAGGATAGTTAAAAATTACATTTTTAATTTTAGGCATAGTGTTCATTTCCTCTCTTGATTTTGCGTTTTCTTTTAATATTAAAGTTGTAATTTCTTTTGTACCTTCTAATTTATGAAGTCGACCTTTATTCTCTTGTAAAAACCAGTCTTGAAGTCCTAAATGATAAATTAATCTTCCTATAATTTTGCCATTTACAACTAAATTAAATTCTATGATTTGACTAGTTTCTCTGACCATTTCAACATGGCATCTAATACCAAATAATCTTAGATTTTCTAAATAAAATAATAAATTAGACATATATTTTTATTAACCTCTTTTCTTTTTCTATATATATTATAGCAAAAAATTTTATAAAAATCAATTATTTTTTGACCTTTTGTTTTTTATTTCTCTTATTGAAGTTAATATTTCATTTATATCTTTTAAATTATCAAAAGAACCTTCGGTATCTTGCAAAAGCCAAACTTGAAATCCTAAATGATAATATATGTTTCTCATAGTTCCAAAATCCATAATTATCTTAAATTCTATAACTTGATTATACTCTCTGACCTTTTCAACATAACATTTAGTATTATATAATAAACTTAATTCTTTTAAAAAATTTAATAAATCATCCATCATATTTTTAACCTTTTGTTTTTTCTTTTTCTATATATATTATAACAAAAAATTTTTAAAAAGTCAACCAATTTTCTTTAAGCTAGTCTTGACAAACGAAAATTTTTATGGTATAATATCTATAGATAAAGAAAGGAGAGTTTATGGCAGACATAAGTAAAGAAGATTTCATTTTTTCAGAAGATGTTGATTTAGAAGAAGAGTGTCAACAAGAGAATGAAAACCTAGAAGAGCAATTAGTTGCGGAAGATATTAAGCCTACTAGGAAATTAGATTATTCTCTTAAAACCCCTGAAGAAAGAAATGAATTAGTTAAAAAAATAATTGACGAAACGCCTCCTGAACAGCTTACTAATAATTATTTAACTATATTAGCAGATTATATTATTTTTGCTATGGATAAAGCGGAAAGGCAACAAAAAAAGATATTAACTGAAAATAGAATGGTAACTGTTAACAAACGGGAGACCTCGTTTCAAGGGCTCGCTGAGCAACTTGAGAATGGCGAAGATGGTATTTATAATATGATGATTCAAGATAAAAATATTATTCTTATGCCAAAAATATCTATTACCCAACAAGATTTAGATGATATTCCTGCATTGCGGGAGTTGCACGAATCAATAGAAGAAATAGAAAAACAAATGAAAGCGGCAACCGGAAAAAAGAAATTTTTATTAAAGAAACAGCTAATAGAAATGCATCAAGATCAGTATGTAATCCGAAGCGCCTACCGCCGCCCAATGTATATGATGAATATAACAAAAAGTTTTTCTAAACTACGTTTAGATGAAAAAGTAACAATAGATGAAAATGGAGACGTAAAAAGTAATTGTATAGTTTCATTGTACAATCCTAAGCATATTTCTGCTCTATTGTGTAATTATTCTCAACTAAAAGCAGATTGCTATGGTAAATTTTGGAGTGATTCATATTACTTAATGCAAGATTTAGAAAATTTAATTAATAATACTTTAAAAGATAAGTATCCTTTATATTATGATTTACTTACATATAAAATTGATGGTATTCAAAATGCGGACATCCAAAAAATTTTAGAACAAGATTATGGTATCAAACATTCTGTTGAGTATATTTCATCTTTATGGCGTAATAAAATACCTAAGCTATTGGCGGAACAAGCAAAAGAAGATTATCTAATGTGGTATTATACTACTCAAGAATATGGTAAATGGAAAAAATGTTCTCGTTGTGATGAAATTAAATTAGCTCATAATCGTTTTTTTAGTAAAAATAAAACTTCTAAAGATGGTTGGTACAGTATTTGTAAATGCTGTAGAAATAAGAAAAAGTAAGGACTTTTTACTTTAATCTTTTTAGTAAAAATATAAATAATTAGAAAGGAGGAAAACATTATGAGTGTAAGTTATACTTGTCAAAAATGCGGGAGAGCATTAAATGAAAAAGAATTTTATACTTACAGAGATGGTAGAAAAACAGAATTATGTAAAAAATGTTTAACAATGCATATTGACAATTTTGATGAATCTACTTTTGTTTGGATATTAGAAAAAATGGATTTACCTTATATTCCAGAAGAATGGAATAAAATACGTGATGCTGCTTTTGCGAAAGATCCCTTAAAAATGACTGGAATGTCTGTTTTAGGTAAATATTTATCTAAAATGAAACTTACTCAGTTTATGGATAAAGAAACTCATGAACCTTATCATTTTGCGGATTCTGAAAAAATTGTTGCTGCGAATGAGAAAAAACGACAAGCCGCTATAGCCCAACAGAAAATATTAGAAGAGCAAGTGCAAAAGCGGTATGAAAATGGAGAAATTTCAGAAGCTGAGTATAAAACACTAATGAGCACCGAAACTCAACATGAAGAAATAAGTGCGGCAGCGCCTGTACCCGCGCCCGAAGCTGTTCATAATGAGCACGAATACATGAGTGAGGACGAACTAATCGACCCCGCCGCAGAACTAACTAATGATGATAAAATATACTTAGCTATGAAATGGGGCAGATTATATAAGCCTAATCAATGGGTTAAATTAGAAAAGCATTATAATGAAATGATGGCTTCTTTTGACATTCAAGATGCTGATACTACTAGTACCTTATTACTATTGTGTAAAACTTATTTAAAAATGGATGAAGCTATTGATATTGGTGATTTTGATTCTTATCAAAAGTTATCTAGGGTTTATGATGCGATGCGGAAGTCCGCAAAATTTACCGCCGCCCAAAATAAAGGTGAGCAGGGTGACTTCGTTGATTGCATTGGAACTATGGTAGCCTATTGTGAAAAAGTCGGTGGTCAGATTCCTAAGTTTGAAATAAAAGAAGATAAAGATATTATTGATACAGTTATTAAAGATTTGAAGAATTATAATAAGTCTCTTATTTATCAAGATACTGCTCTTGCTAAACAAATTGAAGATTATATTAAAAAGAAAGAAATTAATGAGCAAATGAAAAAGGATAAAGAAGAAGCAAAGAAAAAAGGTTTAGAAAATTATGAATTGACAGACCAAGATATTCAAGAAAATTTAGATAGAATAAAAGAAGAACAAGAACAGGATAAAATAATTTTAGAACAGGAGGATGATAATATAACATGAGTTTACAAAAATTGTTAGAGTTATCTTCTTCACGAACTCAAAAACAAGGACTCTCTGAGGAACGTTTATTGGCACAAGTAGATAATCTAAGAGATATGATTGCTTTTTTTAGAGAATATCCAGATTTATTTGTAGATTATTTTAAAGGTGAAGATAGTACATTCCATTTTTATTTTTATCAGAGAATTTTTTTAAGAATTGCTATGAGGCATAGATATGTCTATGCAACATTTCCGAGAGCGTAAAGTTTGCGCCAATAAAAATTATAAAAATTTTTGACAAACTTCTTTAATTGCGGGAACCCTAATTTCATATTTATGTGAAAGGTGAGGAAAATAAAGATGATTATGGGAATCCGCAGCCAAGTATTTAAATTAAAGGAGTTAAAAATGAAAACACAAATTAAAAATTATAAAAAATATAATATTTATGATAATGGAGATGTAGAAAATATAGAAACTAATAAAATTTTAAAAGGCTCTATATCTGAAAATGGTTATAAATATTATAGGTTATCTAAAGATGGCTTGAAAAAAATGTTTTATGCACATAAACTAGTAGCAGAAGCATTCATTCCTAATCCAAATAATCTGCCAGTTGTGAATCATAAAGATGGTAATAAATTAAATAATAATATAAATAATCTTGAATGGGTTAGCTATTCTGAAAATGTTATTCATGCTTATAATAATAATTTAATTTCTAAGAATAGGAAGGCTGAATATTATGATAAGGATCTTCCTAATGAAGAATGGAAAACTTTTGAAGATTATAATAATTATTTAATTTCTAATAAAGGTAGAATAAGAAATATTACTACTAATAGACTTTTAAAACCTTCAGTCGCAAGTGGGTATTATAAAGTTAGATTAAGTAAGAATGGAAAAGTTAAAGATTTTCTTATTCATAAATTAGTTTATTGTCTTTTTAATAATGAAGAATATTTAGTTGATAGGAATTATATTATTGATCATATTGATGCTAATAAATTAAATAATAATGTTAGTAATTTAAGAAAAATTACTAATAGTGAAAATGCTATTGCAGCACTTTATGAACAACAAGTTAATAATAGTGCAAAAAGAGTCGGTCAATATTCTTTAGATGATGAGTTATTAAATATTTTTCCTTCTACAAGGGAAGCAGCTAAACAATTAAAATTAGATAGTAGTACAATTTCTAAAGTATGTAGAGGGCAAAATAAAACTCATGGTGGTTTTATTTTTAAGTATATTTAATTTAAATAAAGGTTCAACGACTATTCTGAAATAGCCTCCTCGGAATATAAATAGAGGCAATAGAAGTAGGGCCGAAGTTAATGCGGCGGGTGAAAATCCCTTAAATCGAAATAGGAAGATTTTTATATTTATATAAAAATGTGATATAGTCTATTCTATATAGAAATATATAGCAGTTCATAAGAGAACGTATGTAAAGTTACGATTTACATAGAATATAAAGATTCAAAATCATTTTTATCTATGATGATTTTAATGATACGATGTATTTTATATCCCAATTCGCAATTATTCGTGACTACAGGTGGTAAGGAGCGAAAATTAGCTTGCTCCACTCTATTGTAAAATAGAGAACAAATAATTTTTTGAATTGCTGGAACACCCTAAAGCCTTAATACTACAACGTAATAGATTTATATTCTGTCTATAAGCGTGAATGTTATAGAAATATAGAAAAAAATTAAGGATGCCATATGACAAAATCTAAGTGGTGCTAATGGGCAATCAGCAGCTAAGAAAAGGAGAATATAAAATGAATAATTTAGAAAAAAGAATAAAAGAACGTTTTCCAAATGAAAATATTGAAGTCTTACATTATACAATAATGAAAGAGCCAGCAGAAGTAAAATGTTTAAATTGTGGAAATAAATATCAATTAAAAGCTGAAAATTTTGTTAGAAAAAATAAAAAATGTATTTGTAAATATTGTATAAATAATGGTTCAGGGGGAAGAATAACATTAGAACAATTTCAAAAAGAAATAAATAATAAATACCCTAATGAAAAATTAAAAGTATTAAATTATAGTTTAAAACATAAAGAAGCTTCAATTAAATGTTTAAAATGTGGAAATATTTATAATTTACAAAATGCAGAGAATTTTTTAAATTCAAATAAAAAAAGAGTATGTAAAGTTTGTTTTCCTAATAAAAGAGAGCAGATGAACAATACTATTAATAAGTTTAAAGAGTATTTACAAAATCAGCCATTTGAATTAATTACTGATTTAGATAGCTCAAGAATTTATGCTAGCACTTTAATTCAATGTAAATGTAAATACTGTGGAAAAATTAACAATAAAACTATTTATGATTATTTAAGGGGACGAGGATGTTCATGTCAATGTTCAAATACTCTTTTGACCGACGAAGAGTATCAAGAAGAGCTTGGTGATGAATATACTCTTTTAAATAATTATAAAGGAAAAGAACATTCAGTAATTGTAAGACATAATCTTTGTGGCTTTTGCTATAAAACTAATGCTAGGCATTATACGTGCCCAAAGTGCCGAGGTTCTAAGGGAGAAAAAGCAATAGCTTTTTTATTACAAGAAAATAATATTATATTTATTCCAGAATATAAAGTTAAAATTAATAATCATAATTTACGTTTTGACTTTTATTTGCCTAAGTATAATATTTTTATTGAATTTCAAGGAGAACAGCATTTTAAAGCTAAAAATTATTTTGGTGGAATAGCAGGACTACAACGTCAACAACAATATGACAATTACAAAAGAGAATGGTGCAAAATAAATAATTATAATTTATTGGAAATAAATTATAATGAAGATATAAAAACTAAATTATTCAATTACCTTTTAAAGTTCAACGACCATCCCTTAGGGGAGTAGATTCAAGCGAATCGAAGTGGAAAATATCCTTTTGTAAAAAGGATAATGATATGGTCTTATCTATGGAGAAATTCATAGCATTGTAATAAAGCAATGGTTAAAAATTAGCGATTTTTAATTAAAATTTTTGAAGCAGCGAGCATCACCATCGCTAAAATAGAAGAGATATGTAGGCTTCTTCCATGTCTAGCTAATGAGTTAGATTTGGATAGAGGTAAAACGACTAAAGCTAAGGATAATGTAAAATATGTATTTAAAAATGGTTCTACTATTGATATTCTTGCGGCAAGGGAGAGCTCGAGAGGGCAACGTAGGACGGGTAGAAAAAATTTTATTATGTTGTCATCATTGTGGACAATTTTTTAATATATTAGAAAAAGAACATTCTTCCAATTAAACATTAAACTGCCCGTTTAAAATCGCGGAATTAAGCTGGAACCCTGAGATGGGAATCAGAACCGAAGGCTATAGGAACTATAGTCAGGGGCAACGCATAGTGGGTGAAAAGATATAATCCCACCACGAGGCCGCGACATTTAATATAAATGAAAAGATATGCTGAACTTATAAAAATTAAATTATAAGAATTAAAAGATAAAAAACTTTTAAGATAACATTAATGGGTTTAATGGAAGAATGCGTTCTGATTGACCAGACTGCACTTAACGAGATCATAATCCCTACAACCAACGTTGACAGGCTTCTTTCAGATGGAAGTAGACATGAAGAAGAAGTTGTTAACAAGAGTCAAATATACATTAGCAATTAGTGTCGCTATTGAGTAATCAATAGTTGTAACCCCTTGAATTGCTGGAAAGCCCTAACGTATAGTCGAGGGTAATCAGCAGCTAAGCCTTAATCAAAGGAAAGTTCAACGACTAGTCTAAAGACGTACATTCAAGTGAATGGAAGCGGGGGGCTCCTAATAAAATAGGATGAAGATATAGTCTACTCTTATAAGAAATTATAAGCAGTTCATAAGAGAACGCACATAGCTTAACGAGCTATGTGGAATAAAAGGAACTACAGCAGGGTATAAAAATACCTTTGCCTATGCTAAATTAGTAGAATTATTAATTCAATCTGTAGTAGAGCCGGATTCTGCTATGATTATGGGTGGAACTTATGAGACACCCGTATGTGAAGGTTTATTAAGTGAAGATTTCGTAGAGCAGCTGCGCTCACAAGGGACATTTAATGAAGATTCCTTTGACCGAGAGTATAGAAGCCTTTGGTCTGGAGATGTGGAGAATAGTTTCTTCTCATCAGAAAAATTTGATAAGCATAGAGTTTTATTACAGCCGGAGTATGAATATAGCGGCCGCAGTAACAAAAATGCTTACTATGTTATTGGTGTCGATGTAGGTAGAACTGAGTGTACAACAGAAGCTAGTGTATTTAAAGTTACACCTCAACCGCAAGGAACTGCGACAAAAAGTTTAGTATGTATTTATTCCTATGAAGCTGAACATTTTGAAGCGCAAGCTATAAATTTAAAAAGATTGTTTTATAAATATAAGGCGCGAACCCTTGCTATTGACGCAAATGGTCTAGGTGTAGGATTGGTAGATTTCTTAACTACATCACAAGAAGATCCGGAAACTGGGGAATACTTTCCACCTTTTGGTGTAGAGGGTGGAACTTTTGAAGAAGCTACAGAACAATATAAAAAAGTTCGAGGCAATAATGTTGAAGAAAATGCTTTATTTTTAATAAAAGGAAATGCACCAATAAATACGGAAGCTTATTCTTATACGCAAACGCAAATGGCTAGTGGAAAAATTAAATTTTTAATAGATGAAGCTGCCGCAAAGACTAAATTAATGAGTACCAAGATGGGCCAAAATATGTCATTAGAACAACGAAATGATTATTTGATGCCTTTTGTACAAACATCTATTCTTAAAGAACAGATGATGAATTTAGTTGAAAGTAACGAAGGAACTAATATTATCTTAAAACAGGCTTCAAGAGGAATAAAGAAAGATAAATTTTCTTCCTTCATTTACGGTTTATTATATATAAAGAGAGAAGAAGATCGCGCTAAAAAAAGAAAAAAGAGAAATATTGAAGATTTCTTATTCTTTTCTTAAAAATTGTGGTCAATTCTTATCAAAGTAATTAGGGTTTTTTTAAAATATTAATGTATTAAGGAGGCTTTAAAATGAAAGCTAGCAGAGGAGAAATTAAGATTTTTGACATTTTATCCGCAGCAGGATTAGATTTTAAAGAAGAATATAGTTTTCCCGACCTTGTAAGCACGAATGGTAGAGCTTTGCGCTTTGATTTTGCAGTCTTTGATGATAATGGAGATTTAGATTTTTTAATAGAATTTCAAGGTATTCAACATTACGAAGCTAAAAGCAAATTTGGTGGGATATCTGGATTGCGTAAGCAACAGTATAATGATATGCAAAAAAGAGAATATTGCCGTAAACATAATATTACTTTAGTAGTGATTCCATACTGGGATGAAGCAAGAATGAACTATGACTATATTATGACTGCGGCGGGCTATTAAAAAATTATAACATTATTAGAAAGGTTGGGTATATTATCTTGATTAATAGACGAGAAGAAATTAAGAAAAAAGGCTTTAATATGAATGCCAATATTGCTTCTATTGTAGAAGATGATTATTCAATTCCTCATAATACAGTTGATTTCTCAAAAATAAAAATTGGAGTTAAATCTTTAGAAAATGCAATCTTGGATGATGATAATTTTAGACGTCTGAATCCTAAGTTGGGAGATAAAACAGAAGTATTAAGAGCCATTATGAATGGTGACTATGATGCTATGCGCGATATTTCTAATTTTTTCTATAAAACCAGTGGTATCTATTCACGTTTATGCCGTTATATGGCTTATTTATATAGATATGATTGGTATATTACTCCATATATAAATTCTGATAAAATAACAGATGAAAAAATATTAGACGGTTTTAATAAAGCATTAACCTATCTTGATAACTTTGAAGTAAAGAAATTCTTTGGTGAAGTTGCTTTAAAAGTTATCAAGAATGGATGCTATTATGGATATAAAGTTCCTCAGGCGGATAGAATGGTAATTCAAGAGCTGCCGCCAAAGTACTGCCGTTCAAGATTTTCTGTTAATGGGCGGCCAGCTGTAGAATTTAATATGAAATTTTTTGATGACACTTTTAGAGATACTGCTCAAAAAATGAAAATGTTAAATCTATTTCCGCCTGAATTTAAAAAAGGTTATGTTCTTTATAAAGAAGGTAAATTGGTACCAGATTTTCAAGGGGATACCGCGGGTTGGTATTTACTAGATATTGAAAACAGTATTAAATTTAACCTTAATGATAATGATTATCCAGCATTTATATCTGTCATTCCCGCAATTATTGATTTGGATGATGCGCAGGCTCTTGATAGAAAAAAGATGCAACAACAATTATTAAAAATTATTATTCAAAAAATGCCAATAGATAAAAATGGTGATTTAGTATTTGATGTAGATGAAGCTCAAGCTCTTCATAATAATGCGGTTAGGATGCTGCAAAATGCTTTAGGTATTGATGTTTTAACTACTTTTGCTGATGTAGATGTTGCGGATATGGCAGATAGTACTTCTACTTCCACATCTTCAGATGAATTAGAGAAAGTAGAAAGAACTGTTTATAATGAAGCGGGTGTTTCACAGATGCAATTCAATACAGATGGTAATATTGCTCTTGAAAAATCTATTTTAAATGATGCTGCTCATATGTATACTTTACTTTTACAGTTTGAAGCATTTTTAAATGATTTACTTAAACCTTATAATAAAAATCCTAAAAAAGTTTATTATAAAGTACAAATGCTAACTACTACTATTTATAATTATCAAGATATGGCTAAATTATATAAAGAGCAAACTCAATTAGGTTATTCTAAGATGTTACCTCAAATTGCATTAGGTCAGAGTCAGAGTTCAGTATTAGCTAATGCTTATTTTGAAAATGATATACTTGATTTAGTAAATGTATTTATTCCACCAATGAGCAGTAATACAATGAGTGCGGATGCCATTGCTGAAATGAAAGAAAAAGGGACCGCCGGCCGCGAAGAAAAACCTGATGATGAAAAAAGTGAAAAAACTATTCAGAATAGAGAATCAATGAGCTAAAGGAAGTGGATATGGGCGCAAAAATAAATTTAGAAAATCAAAAATTTGGGCGTTTGACTGTTCTATATGAGACTCCAAACGATAAGCGCCCTAGTAAAAATAGAGTTTATTGGCATTGCAAATGTGATTGCGGAAAAGAAGTAAATGTTGAAAGTTATCATTTAAGAAAAGGGCAAACAGTCAGTTGCGGTTGTTATTCTAAAGAAAGAACTCTCGAATATAATAAATCTGAGAAGCACAGAAAAGAAGTCTCAGAAAATAAAACTGTTAATGAAATAGGTAATAAATATGGTCAATTAACTGTATTACAAAAAGCTAAAAATCGAAGATATGGAACCGCAGCTTGGTTATGCCAATGCAGTTGTGGAAATAGAGTAGTAGTATCAGGTCGCGAACTTAGAAGTGGAGATACTAAATCTTGTGGATGTTTAAAATCTAATGGAGAATATTTAGTATCTAAATTTTTAAGAACTAAAAATATTTCTTATGAAAAACAAAAAACGTTTAAAGATTGTATTAATCCTGTTACAAATGCTCATCTTTATTTTGATTTTTTTATTGCAGAAAAATTATTAGTAGAGGTTGATGGAGAACAACATTATGATGTCAATAATCCCTGGTATAGAGAAGGATATGATTCAATTAAAGATAATTGGGCAAAACAGCATAATATATCTTTAATTAGAATTAAATTTAATGAATTGGATAATATAGAATCAATAATAGAGGAAGGGCTAAAAAATGCAATATATGTCAATAGCAACCATTGATAGTCCTGAATTTATCAACTTACAGCCATTAGATATTAATCCAGGCCTTAGTAAATGCGAAATTAAAGTATTATATACTGGTAAAAATAGAAATGGTAGTTTTATATCAAAAGAAGTTGCTACTGAAATGTCTAAAACATTGCGTGGCGCTCCTATTGTAGGTTGGTATAGAGAGGATAAACAAGACTTTGGTGATCATGGTGAACGCGTTGTTTGCGATGCGGATGGTATTAAATTTGAATGTATGACAAAACCTTACGGATTTGTTTCACCGGATGCTGAAGTGTGGTTTCAAAATTTTGAAGATACAGATGACTTTGGAAACAAGGTTGTTAGAGAATATTTAATGACTACTGGTTATTTATGGACCGGTCAATACGAAGAGGCTAAATTAGCTTTTGAAGAGAGCGGACGTCCGCATTCTATGGAGCTAGATGGAGACACTTTAAATGGACAATGGTCACAAGACTTAAATACAGGTATTGACTTTTTTATAATAAATGACGCAATATTCTCAAAGTTATGTATTTTAGGTGAAGATGTAGAACCTTGTTTTGAAGGTTCTAGTGTTACTAAACCAGAAGTTAGTAATACTTTTAGTAAAGATGTAGATAAATTTAAAGCTACATTATATACTATGATGAATGATTTAAAATTTGCGTTACAAGGAGGAAAGACAATGGCTGAAATAAATGAAAAAATTGAGGCGGGAATTCCTGCTGAAGATTTTTCAGCAATTCAGGACAAAGATGAAAAATCTGTTACAGAGAAAAATCAAGAATTTATAGAAGGTTCATCTGTTGAAAATGAAGTTGCAGATACTTCTACTGAGTTTGAAAAGAAAGACGAAGAAGAAGAAAAAGAGCAAGAAACCTCTGATAATGAAGACAAAGAAGAAGATAAAGAGGATGATGAAGATAAGGACAAAAAATATTCCTTATTAGAAGAAAAATTCACCGCTTTAGAGCAGAAATATTCTGCTATGGAAAAAGATTATCAGAGTCTTTTAGCATTTAAAAATAAGGTTGATAATGAAAAGAAAGATGCTTTAATTAATAGCTTCTATATGTTATCTGATGAAGATAAAAAAGAAGTTGTTTCTAATAAAGAAAAATATTCTTTAGAACAAATTGAAGAAAAACTTTCTGTAATTTGTTTTAGAAAGAAAGTTTCTTTTGAAGATAATGAAGTAGAGCAGAAAAATGAATATCAGTCTGTTACAACTTATTCATTAGACTCAACAGAAGACAATAGCGTACCAGCTTGGGTACAGGCTTGTCGCTCAGTTCAAAATAAGAATAATTAGGAGGATATATAAATGGCTGTTATTAGTAGAGTTGGTTTTGGCCAGGTTGAGCCAAATCATTTATCTATGACACATACTGGTCAGATTTATGCGCAGTTGCCTGCAAATAAAGAAATTAAGCAGTTAGAAAATGGTCAATTTGCAAAGTATGATATTGCAAATAGAGAAGTAAATTTTACAGGCGAAGGCGAATGGCTTTTAGTATTTAATGAAGTTAAATTATATGGTTATTACAAAGATGAATCTTATAAAGATTATGTAATGAAAGCAGATGCTTTTACAGAGCAGGAAATGACACCAAGATTAGTAAAGACTAATGTAGGTGATATTTTCACAACTAATACTGTTGGTGGTGCTGGTTCTTTCAGAGATAAATATGATGGAATCGACCTTAATGTTGGAGATACTGTAACTCCAGGCGCTGATGGTTTCCTTGCTGCAGGTTCAGGAGATATTGAATTTACTGTAGTTAAAGTTTACACAATGCCTGATGGTCAACCAGCTGTTAAGCTTCAGAGAACAAAATAAGGAGGAGAAATAAATTATGACTTACAAAGAGTTATTAGCATTAGGAAAAATCGTTGTTAATGCAAACCCTTCTGCTCCTACAGCTTACTCATGGGGCGAAGATAAATTTTCATACGCAACTTTAAATGAGACTTTTGCTCAAGAATTAAATAAATTACATAAAGAAAATCCTAAGCAAGCATATGCGCTTATGGAAGAAACTATTAATGATGTATTACCAAAGAAGGTACTTGAACAGTACGGTCAGTTTGCAGAAATTAAGACTTTTGCACAGGGCGATAAGCCAGTATTCGTACAGAGAATTACAGAAGCTTCTCGTAGACGTGCTAAGCAGTTCATTACAAAAGTTGGACTTGCTGGTGCTTACGAAGTATTCAAGTTAGATGGAAAGAGCTACGAAGTAGCTACAAGTGCATTTGGTGGTGCTGCTAATATTCCTTTTGAAGAATACCTTGATGGTAGAGTTCAGATGTCTGATGTACTTGATATCGTACTTGAAACATTAGACGAAAAGATTTATCTTGAAATTGAAAAAGCTTTAATTGGTGCGGTTAGCAATTTACAAGCTGCTAATGTATATTCAAGCACAATCTTTGAAGAAAAAGAAATGGATAAGCTTTTAGCTGTTGCTGATTCTTACGGTCAGGCTACAATCTATTGTACTTTTGACTTCGCAGCTACAATGCTTCCTGCTGAAGGTTGGGTTTCGGATGAAATGAGAAACGCTAGATGGAACAATGGTTACCTTGGCAACTACAAAGGTCATAAAGTTGTTGTATTACAGCAATCTTATGAAGATGAAACAAATACTGTTAAGGTTATTGATCCTTCATATGCTTGGATTATCCCAGGCGGAGCTGAGAAACCTGTAAAGGTAGCTTTTGAAGGAACAGCTCACATGAGAGAAACTCAAAATGAAGACTGGTCAACAACTACACACATTTATCAGAAAGTTGGCGTTGGTGCTTTGATTACTAACGATATTTGTGTATATCAGAATACAAGTCTTACAAAATAATTACAATTAAATAATATTACTGGGGATATTTAAATATCCCCAGCTTTTTTGGAGATAAAAGGAGATAAAAATATGTTGGAAGATAATACAATTATTACTGTATTGAATAGAAATAATGGAAGTACTGGTTATGGCATTCCGGAAATGAATCTACATAGAAAGTTCGCCCCAGGTGAAACTAAAAAGATTTCTATGGATGAACTTAGAAAGCTTTCATATCAAACTGGCGGAGATTATTTATTAAATAATTATTTAGTAATATTTAATGAAGAAGCCGTTGCAGAATTGATTGGAGATGTAGAGCCGGAATATTATTATACAGAAGAAGATGTTCAAAATCTTTTAGTAAATGGTTCTTTAGATCAACTTGATGATTGCATTACATTTGCTCCTAAAGGAGTAGTTGATTTAGTTAAATCTATTGCAGTAAAAATTAAACTTAATGATATGAATAAAAGAGAGTTAATTTTTAATAAAACTGGCTTTAATCCAGATAATGCAATTAAGAATAATAAATATGCAGAAGATGCTGAAAAGAAAGAAAAAGAAGTTAAAAAGGTTCGTAAAGCGGCAATCCCTGGTCAAGAATCTGAGGCTGTGGCTGAAAGCACCGAACCTGCAACTCCGCAGCGAAAAACTTCTGTACCTAAATATAAAGTTGTATCTGAACTAAAATAATTATAGGAGGTGTATTATGGCAGATACTAATAAGACACCTTTCTCTCAAGTTTATGACAGTTTTCTTACTAAAATCACAGATGATATGTATATGGAATTAACTGAGCTTGACACTTTTAGAATGTTAGAAGATTTATTAATTGCTTCTATACAATATTTTGAATTTCCTCGTATTGATATTACTTCTTATGAATTAAGTAGTATATCTGGAGAGGAAGAGTATTGCGGGATTGAAAGTAATGATGTTCTAGTTAAGGCTATTATCTATGATGGCGGTTATTTTAATAATACATTAACTGCAGAGGAAATTAATATACTATCTACCTATATGGTTGTTGAATGGATGGGGCAACAATTAGCCAGTGTAGAAAATACAAGAATGAAATATAGCGGATCAAGTCTGGTCCTCTTTATTAGAAATATTAAAGAAAATTTTAGGAAAAACTGGAACCCTGAAATGGGAATCAGAGCGGAAGTCTTAGTTTAAAAGCTTTGACACGCGCAGAGCATAGGAGAATTAAACTTATGAGTAAAATAATAGTTCCACAAGAACTACAAGATAAAATAATAGATTTATATGTAAATAAAGGTTATGGCAGAGTGAAAATTAAGAAGGAATTACATCTTGATTTTGGAGATACTGTAATAAAAAGAATTTTACAAGAAAATAATGTTCATATTAGAAATTTTAATGAAGCTAAAGTTGGTTGTTATAAAACAGAAGTTCCTCAAGAAATTCAAAAACAAATTATTGAATTATATCAAAAAGGTTATGGATTAGATAAGATTGTTAAAGAGCTATCTTTACCTTTTAGTTTTGATAAAGTTCGTTCAATTTTACAAGACAATGGAATCCATATTCGGAATCTTCAAGAAGCTTCTCTTGTAAAACAAATGCCGGAATTAAGAAAGTATACTGTTAATGATGATTATGTTTTAGAAAGTCATAATGGGGCTTGGCTATTAGGTTTTATTGCAGCAGATGGATATTTGCCTATTACAAAAGGTGCTAAAAACAGAATAACTATAACCTTACAAGAACAAGATGAAGAAATATTACAAAGGATAGCTAAAGAACTTGAATATAATGGACCTATATACCATTTTGAAAATCAAGGTTTTCCCGCAGTTTCTTTATCATTTTCATCACAAAAACTTCGACAGCAAATAGAAAATTATGGAATTGGAAATAATAAAACCTTTAAATTATCTCATATTCCTAATCTTCCTAATGAATATAAATTAGATTTTATTAGAGGCTTTTTTGATGGAGATGGAAGCTTATATGAGCCAAAAGGAAAAAAGATTAATATAAACTTTACTTGTGCTAGTGAAACTTTTTTAAAAGATATTACAAAATTTTTCTTTGAAGAATATGGAATTAATGAACCAAAAATTCATTCTCAAGAAAGAGTGCATATAATCTATACAATTAATTATTATGTAAAAAATAGTTTAACTATTTGTAATGCTTTTTATAATAATGATTATTTATCTTTAGCTAGAAAAAAAGAGCACTTTTTTGCTATTAAAAAGAAATATAATTTACCATAAGATATAAACTCCCACGAGCCTAAATACCTCAAAAAGGTAAAAAGATATGCCGAACTTATACGAATAACAAGTATAAGAATTGAAAGATAAAAAGCTTTCAAGATAACAAATTTTGCAGATTTCAAATTCACCTCCCAAGCGAATCATATGTCCAAGATACTGACAGTACAAAAGGACTATGAAAGAAAAGGTTTTCATTTGCAAAGATTATATAAACGTAGAGCACTTAATGAAGATGGTAGAATGCGTTCTACTTTTGATTTAATAATGGATGCTTATCCTTCAGGAAGGACTTATAAACACCATGCTTATAAAACATAATGCTGAAATATCTAACGTGGCAGTTGCAAAAGAGATAAAAAAGATTACCAATCTTATTTATAAGCTATTGCCAATAAGAGAAGAAAACTTAGATTGGGAAAAACCGCTAGAAACAATTATTGAAGAATTAGCTGGAATGGATAGATTGTTAATCGACCAACATGAAATTTTATTTCCATTATTAAATAAATTAGAGGGCTTGTTTACTCTTACTGAAGAAAACGATTTTACTTTATTCAGAAGAACTATATTTGAGTGCTTAAGCCTTATAAATGCAATGGCGAAACAATGTCAGGATTAGAAAATTTAAAAACTAGACTTGAATATCATGGGGGCGTTGCTCAAGAAGGTCGAATGCAGCAAGCAAAATTAAATAGTTTGCGGAAATCGCTCTTATATTCTTACCAAGCTGCTACTGCAGTTATAGATGGAAAAATGTTTCGCTGTCTTATGAACCCTGACAAACAAAAGGCAGATTATGATTGTAAAATATTATCTATTCCATATGAAGATATCTGCATTGGAGAATATGATGCGGAGACTAAAACTGTATCTCCATTTGAGCCAATTGGAAAAACAAATGGTGGTAAAATACCCACAAGAATTGAAGCTGGTCGCACTTTTTTATGGAAAGAGACTAATACTCATTGGATAGTATATTTAAAATTTTTAGAAGAAGATGCCTATTTTAGAGGGGAAGTATATAAATGTGAAGATGAACCCATCACTATCAATGGACATGAATATTATGTGTACATTAGAGGTCCTGTTGAAACTACAATTCAATGGAATATAAAAGATAGTGTTACTTGGAATGATTTAAATTATTCTTTAATTATGTATATCACTCAAAATGAAGAAACACTAGATTATTTTCATAGATTTCAAAAATTAAAAATTGGGAATGATATGTGGGAAGTTAAGACAGTAGATCCTTATTCTGCAGATGGTATTATTGAAGTTTGCCTAGGCGAATGGTATAATAATGAATTTGAAGAAGAGCCTACCAAAAAGCCGGATAAAGCTGACAAGCCTATAGATGAGGCGGATAAGCAGCGCCTGCCGCACATTGATGGTCCTACTATTGTTCAACCTTATGATATTATACAATATTCTATAAAAGGTTTACAAGATGGTAAATGGATTATTAGCAATAATAAGAAAGCACGTTTTGTAAATAGAGAAAAAGATGTAATTACAATTGAAATAATTACAGGTAAAAGTGGAGAGTTTAATTTAACTTATGAAAATGAGGAACAAAGTATAACTTTACCTATTGAGATTAAATCGTTATAGAGATAAAAGGAGTATAGGATGCGTAAAGATTTGATTCGTCTACCTGCTCTTAATTCTTCCTTCCTTTCTTGTGAGAAAGATATTGAATTAATATTGCGTAGACTCTTTGTTGAAAGCCGTCCTTACAGTGATGAATTAAAAAGATTATTAGTAATTAGTGCAAAAGATTGTCTTGATAATACAACCAATACTCAATATCAAGAAAAATTAAAAGAAATGACCGTTGCAAAAATGGTTGAAGATGGATATATAAGATTGGAACCTAAACTTAGGTTTCCTGAACATGAACAAGTAAAATCTTATATTATTGTTTCTTTTGATAATTTTACTATGAATACTACTAATCCTCAATTTAGAGACTGTACAGTTTCTTTTGATATAATTTGTCATACTGATTATTGGGATATAGGCAACTATAGATTAAGACCATTAAAAATATGTGGTTATATTGATGGTTTATTAAATAATACTAAATTAACCGGTATTGGTCAATTTAATTTTTTGGGCTGTAATGAGTTAATCTTAAATGAAGATTTAGCTGGCTATACTTTAATGTATCAAGCAGTCCATGGAACTGATGATCAAATTCCTGGTAGAGATGAATAATGGTTAATGATTTGATGCTATTGGCGGGAACGGATATTCCTTTTCAGCAAGCTCAAATCACCATTCATCAACCTACTATAAAAGAAATTTCTTATATAGGTGAAGATGCCTTTTTCACAGGTTGTGAATTATTAAACTTTTCCAAAGATATGTTATCTACAGAGGACAAATCTAGTTTAGAGAATACAACGAATTTTGAAATATTAATGTCAATAATGAAAGATAGAAATCCAGCAGTGCAAAGAAATAGAATTAGTGCAACTTTAGTATTGTCTTTAATGTTTCCTAATTATGAAATACAATTCCAAAATGATGGAATCTCTTTAACAAGAGAAAATGAAGAAGTTCATTATATTAATAATCAAAATTTTGAAGCATTTAAAGAAATTATTGCCACGATGTTTAGCTTAAAAATACGGACTTCGGAAAGTGAGTACAACCCTATGGGTAAACGCGCAGCAGAAATCGCTGAAAAATTAAAGCGCGGCCGCGCAAAGGCTGCAGAGGGCAAGGGAGAAAAAAAGATTTCTATTTTAAATAGATATGTTTCAATACTTGCAGTTGGAGAATCTAAAGATATTAATTCTCTGTTGGAATATACTGTTTATCAATTATTTGATGAATTTACTCGTTTTGAACTAAAAACTCAATATGATATTTATGTTCAAGCAAAAATGGCGGGAGCCAAAGATTTAAAAGACGTAGATAATTGGATGAAAGATCTTCATCCATAATTCTATATTGAATGTAAAATTTTACAAGGAGGAAATATAGATATGAAGTTTGGTGTACGTGAATGCGCAAACATAGTATTTAAGGCTAAGTCTACTGTTAGAATTGGTAACAAAGTCTTTAAAAAGGGACAGCCAGTTCTTTATATTGACACAGCAAAAACTTCTACTTTAGAAGGTGCTGCTACTACTGTCTATGCTCAGGGTGGCCGTGGTAATACAAGACTGATAGCATGGGAAGGAGAGAAAACACTCACCTTTACAGTTGAAGATGCTCTCTTATCTCCTATTGGTTTTGCAATCTTATCTGGTGCTGGATTATTCGGTAAGGATAGTAAAGCTAAGACAAGACCAATTCATTATCATACAACTACTTATACTACAGTAGATACAGATGGCAGCATTGATTTAACAGATGCTATTGGTAATGATAAAATTAGTAGTGATGATCCAATTTTCGTAGCAACTGTTGAAGATGATGGTTCTATTGACACTGTTCTTAATGCAGATGAAAGTGAACTTACTGTTGCAGATGGTAAGATTACTGGAGATGCTTTGAAGGATGTTGAAGCTGGCCAGTCAGTATTTGTTGATTACTACTTAATTAAAGAGCAGAGCAAGGTTGATGAACTTCAGATTGATGCAGACCACTTTGCTGGATACTATTATGTTGAAGCTGATACATTATTCAGACGTCAATCAGATGGTGTTGATTTACCTGCAAATCTTACAATTCCTAATGTTAAGATTCAGTCTAACTTCACTTTCAGTATGGCATCAACTGGAGATCCAAGTACATTTACTTTCACAATGGATGCATTCCCAGACTATACATACTTTGACAAGACTAAGAAAGTACTTTGTGTATTACAGATTGTTAAAGATGGTGAGGATGCTGAAGATACAGAAGGTTATAGTGTAATGGATGGTCATGATCATACAGACACAACTGTAGAAGCTGAAGGCTAAATATATTAGAGGGAGGGTTTAATTACCCTCCCTTATTTTTTTATATAGAGGGTGATTGAATTATGTTAATGAGATATACGCCTAAGACTCAAGAAGGTAAAGACTCAATAAAAACTGGGAAAAAGCAGTCTGATTTCATGGATTATTATTATATCCATCGTCATATTGAGCATTTTGCCCAAAGGAACGTTGTCGTAAAATTTTATAAGAATCAAAAAGACACATTATATAAGGAAGCAAAAAGCAGATATGCTAAACATTATTTGGAAAATATTAATAATAAGGAAGCTTTAACATATTTAAATAATTCTATGGAAGAAGAGAAAATAATGTCTGCGGTTAGTACAATTGATGAAAAACTTAAAGCAAGTTTGGAAAAAAATATTACTAAAGAAATACCTTTAACACAAATTTTTTCTAATGCCCATAAATCTATGAAAGATTATTTAAATAGTAAAAATATACAATTTTTAAATACTTTTTTCCAATGTATACAACAAGCAACTTCAGTTTTAGAGGATAATGATAGGTATATTTTAGCACCTGTTTTGAAAGCTGCAACTGATATAACTGCTTTATCTGATTTACCAAAAGTACAACAAATAATTAATGATTATCAAAATGGCACAGAATTAGTTCCTATTGCTTCAAAAACCGCTTCTTCTATTATAAAAAGTATTAATGGTTTAATATCGGGATTAGAAGCAGATGATTTACAATTTAATTCAGCCTCTTCTTTTATTAATAATATATTTTCTACTCAAGTTGGAGAGTATTTTATTAGTAAGGGTGTTGCAAATGGTTACATTGAAGGTGAGGAAGCTATAAAAGAAGCAATTGCAAAGTCTTTAGTAGGAGCTCGTTCAACTCGAAAAGAAGATCTAGTAGGGGTAGAGATTACAAATAATGGGGCGCTTGCTGAATATATTGACAAATATTCTCAGATAAATGGGAATACTAGGTTTAAAGTTGATAATAGTTTTGCTGGACTTGAAATAACAGAGGGAAAGGACACTATAAATATTAATTTAGGAATTAGTACAAAGTGGTATAAAAAAAATAAAGACAATAGTATTAGTAGTGTTTCAATTACAAGAGAATCTGCTTTGAATAGAATAAATCAAATGTATAATGTAAATCAGCGCGAGTATGTATACAATACATTAGGCTTAGCTAATCAAGATGCTGAAGGCATTCAAGCCTTGAAACAAGCAATGTTAGCTAGGAATATTGATTTATTTTTATCTGGTTTGGGTATTAATGGAGACTTTGCACAATTTATAGCTATTGGAAATGAAATGTACTCAATATGGGATATTATTAATGCGGTAGAACACTACAATACTGGCGCGGGTACTAGCGAATTTAGTGATATAAATTCTCAGGATCCTATAGTTATTTCTTTTGAGGGACTGCAGGCTATTACTGATAAGACTCAAAATGCGTTAACTGAAGAAGCCAATTGGATAGCTGCTCAAAAAAGAAGTAGAGATCAAAATAAATTAATTAAAAATTTAAAAATTCATGGAAGATTTTATCCTCAACGATTAAAAAATATTTTATCAAATAAAAATTCTTAAAAATTTTGACTTGACAAGAAAAAATTTTTATGTTATAATATATATAAGAAAGAAATAAAAGGAGAAAAAGGTATGGGAAATTTATCTTATACAGATTTAAATTTAAAAATAGATAATAGTATTACTACTTTTGATTTTAATGGTAAAACAATAGAAGTATTAAAATATTTACCTATAGAATCAAAATATGATTTAGTAATGATTACATTACAAAAATCTTTTGAAAATGGTATCTATAATCCCGTTAAATTAAATATGTATTTTCTATTAAATTTAGTTTATTTATATACTAATTTATCTTTTACTGATGAAGATAGGGCGGATGAAGGAAAATTATTTGACGAATTATCAAGTAATGGTTTTTTAGATAAATTATTAACGGTTATAGATGAAGATGAATATAATAGTTTATATAGTGATATAATTGAAACTATTAATAATATTAATGAATATAATCTTTCTGCTGCGGGAGTGCTTAAAGGCGTTATTAATGATTTACCTATAAATGCTTCTGAGGCTATGAAAATTGTGGATAATTTTAATCCTGAGAAATATCAAGAAGTTATAAAATTTGCGGAAGTTGCTAATGGCGGAAAGCCTATTCCATTGACTAAATATGTAAAGCCGAGTGTAACTGAATAAGCAGGTCAAAATAGATTAATTGATAAGTCCTTACTATCATATATTGGTAGTAAGGACTTTATTTTTTTATATATAGAAATATGAAAAAGGAGATAGAAGGATGACATCAAATGCTAATATAAATGTTAAAATTGGTTTTACAACTGATACTAGTGGCTTAAAAACTTTACAAAGTTCGTTAAATGAAATTGTAAAAACTGCTCAACAACCAGGCGCACAAATGAATACTGGTTTGCAAAAAGCTTCTAAAACAGCAGAAACCTTAAATAATATTCTAACAAAAACATACAATTCAGATTTAGGTACTTTAAATGTTAATAAATTTAATCAAGAGTTATCTAAAGCTGGATTAAATATAAAAGATATTAGTAGCGATTTAAGTGGGGCTGGAACCGTAGGAGCAAATGCGTTTAATGCTCTTGGAACTAGTATTTTAAATACTAATGTGCAAATAAAAGAATCTAGTAAATTATTAGACCAAATGGCTACCACAATGGCTAATACGGTTAGATGGGGAATCACTTCTGCCATCTTTCAAGAAATAACTAGTTCATTATCTAGTTCAGTATCTTATGCT